GCCCACTGCTGCCACTTACCGTCATCTACTACGTTTTCATCGAGTACGTAGTAGAGATACGAGTGCACTAGCATCTGAGTACGACGTTGACGGATCTTCTCAGACAGAGTCTGGATCTCATTCACCATCGGATCGTCGTCAAGCCAAGCCTCAAGATTGGCCATCGGCAATCTCTAGCGAGATCACTTCGGTGGTATCATACTGAGCCATACCACGATATTCATCCTCAAGCAGATACTTGAGTTCGGTCATCAATGCAGTCACAGGCGTTGCATTTGGATCAGTCCACTCCTTGTGATATTCTGCAATGGCTTCGATCGAAGGAATGCCTTCACGGAGGTCGAGATCAAATTCAATAACAGCACGAATACGCATTAGAACTTCCCTTCAATAGCTTGCTTGATAGAACCATACTTAAGGCCGAAGTGCCATTCAAGGCGCTCATAACCATACCACTTAAATTCTTCTGCCTCGCCTTCAGCGTCGGCGATGATCTCGATTGCGCGAACCTGATCGCAGCTGCAAAGCTGCATGGTTTCGCTGACACGCTCAAAGAACTTGTCAAGGTTGGCAGCCTGACGAACGCGATCTTCATCGAGCTGACGCGACAGTTCTTGCGCAAGACGCTTATACTCGGCGTCGAACGCCTCGAGCGATTCGAACTGAGCAAGAGTGCCGCGAGGACGGAAACCACAGACGTCCTTGAACAGGTCCGAGAAGATGTCGCCATCATGCGAGTTGGTCAGGGTGTTGATATCCGAAAGAGTAAGCATGATATAATCCTTCAATTGATATATTCATTATACACTAATAAGAAATAATGTCAATAGGAAACTTCAGTCTGGATACCCTCGATACGAGGAGCAATCCGCTTAGCCGAATATTCAACACCATTGATCTCAAAGAACCAGCGCCCATTCTCTTGACGAATCTTAAACTCTTCACGGTCCCGAGCAAATGAGAAACCCCAGGTCCAAGGACGACCAGACTTGATTTCAAAAGCACCACCAGAGAGATTCGAGACGATCTTCATTTTGTTTCCTTCATTCCTTATATTTTTAATATATCAAAACTTTCATATAATGTACATAAAAAAATGCACCCGGAATCACCCAGATGCATTTTAGTTTTGATTTAAATCAATGGCTTATTTCTTACGACCAATATTGTATTTAGTTACAAGAGTCCATTGATCCTTCTCCTTGAACGGAAGAATCTTGATTTGGCTTAATGGAGTCACAGGATCGGTGATCTTATCCGGATCTACAACTGCAATCAGACCCCAGTCAGATAGAAGCTTTACAATCGTGTTTCTGCGACCTTTGTCTTCTTCTGAAAAGTTTGAAGGCTTTCCATCAAGTGCAAATAGCTCCTTGAAGTGCACAATATAGTACTTGCCCTGTTTATGAAGGATATGGCATGACTGATAAAGAGTGCTCTCCTTGCGTGATGCAACTCCAATGCGAGTTAGAGTTTCACGCACCTTTAAGAAATCATCTTCTTCTCCCAGTCTCACCTCAACTAAACTATCGATTAAACTCATCTCTTTATTCCACCCTTATCAAGCTTTTTCTTTATTGTTATCATTTGATCAGGTGTGAGGAGCTCGAGAGCGGTCTTGGCTTTCTGTCGGTTGTATCCGAAGTGTTCCATGATAGCTTCAAGATCTTCATCCTTTTCTTTCTTCACCCACTTGGAAAACCGTTTACTGGGTCTTACAATATTTATCAAGAAAGAATATTGAAGCTTGTGATCGAGAGAGTGGTTACAATTCATCATGTTTGCAGCGTGAATGGTGTCTGCAAAGTATGAAAGAGCTTTATTAGTAAGCCATGGGCTATAAGTCTTTTCGGCTAGTTCGTCGTTTTCAGTACCCTTCATCAGGTTCTTTTTCGACGTGTTAATCGAAGTTACAAAATCAAACGGGTTCATCGTCACGCTTTCCATTCATAGAATCTGCAGCTGCATCTAACAAGTCAGCACACGATCCACAGATCTCTACAGATAAGATTTGATCTATGAATTGCAATCTGACTTCATGAAATGGTTCAGCCTTACGGTATTTCTTACCACAGGCTGGGCATTTCTTTTTCCAGATCATGTGAACTGACAATCAGCCATGATCTCGGTTAGACATGCAACGAGATTGATTTCAGGATCTGCAGCAAACGCGTTTTGATACTGGTACTTGGCAAGATGCAAGACCAGCATTGGAATGCTACCGGCTTCAATATAGTTCTCAGCCTTATCATAAAAAGCGCGAAAGAACTCGTTCGTATCCATGTCAGACTCAGCAACCCACTTACGAACTGAAGTAAAGTTTTTGTCTTTCATGAACTCAATCAGCTTCTTTAACGAATCATCGCTAAAGTTACGAAGGATACCGGAATCAATAGCTCCAGTAGCGCTGTAATGTTGGAGTTCATTGATAACTCGACGCCAATCTGGAAAATGCTTCTTGATGATTTCAATGACAACAGACTTATCATAGGTAACTCCTTCATTATCTAGAATTCCACAAACACGACGTAAGAACTGCGTTGCAAGCTGAGGCAATTCAGACTTACGAATCTTGAACTTGACAACAGAACAACGAGAGTGTAGTGGCTCAATGATACGATCGACAAAGTTGCAAGTCAGAATGAAGCCGCAGTTAGCACTGAACTCTTCCATAAAGTTACGAAGAGCTGGCTGAGTCGATTGAGCATTGAGATAGTCAGCCTCGTCAAGGATTACCATCTTACGTCCACCAGACAGAGAGACTGAACTGGCAAAGCGAGAGATATCGTTGCGCAGAGTATCGATGTTACCATTCATAGAGCCATTGATTACGATATAGTCGCAACCAAGTTCTTCACACATGGCTTTGGCCACAGTTGTCTTACCAACACCTGCGGTACCAGATAGAATTAGATTTGGAATGTTCTTTTGATCAACGAACTGTTGGAATACCTTCTTCAGATCTTCAGGAAGGATGGTGTCAGCAACAGTCTTGGGACGATACTTCTCGACCCAGAGAAATTCTTCAAGCATAATATCTCCATAATAAAAAGGGTGTCCGTCGCGAAGTTAGTGCATCCACGGACTCTGCTAGACAGCAGCATTTCATATTTATCCCGTGTAAGTCGAACTCGACTCAACCGCGATCCAGTATTCTACGTTCGTGCCCTTGAAGTGGCTAAGTCCCTTGGCTGAGATCTGAACGTTGTAGTTTCCAGGGATAAGCTTGATATTGTCAGCTCGGAACACCATACGGAAGTTAGCCGAGGTAGTACCAACTTCAACACTGTAAGCATCATGAGTCTTACCTTCAGCATCAATTGCCTGAAGATAGATGGTTGACCCATCACCGGTTACAGCAATGTGAGGAAGCTGAGAAACACTCAATGCCTTCATCACCTGGTTCAGAGCTTCCTGAGTCAGAACAAATTCAATCTCAGGATCTGGAAGAACGATATCCTTTTCAGGTGCAACCATGATCAGTGATGCATCAGACAGAGCATACTTGAACTTGTTCTTACCTTCACGAATTTCTACAACCGAATCCTGAATATCAAGGTCTGCTTCATTGAACAGAGACAGAGTACCAAGGAAACGAGACAGATCATAGATGCCAAAACCCCTAGGAATTTCTTGGCCAATAGTCGACTTTGCCATGACCGACTTAGTATCCGAAATAGTTCGAATCACGTTGCCGGGCTTGAACATAATGTTCTTATTAATGGCCGAGAAATTCTTCAGGACCTGTAGAGTATTTGCATCAAACTTCATAATATTCTCCATAATGTTTGGTATAAGCAATATAGATCAATTGCTTATAAATGTCAATCACTTCTTTTTAAGTTGGCCAACATCAGCGGTTGCTGCAGCACCGATCTGAGCAAGATCTGCAAGCGATCCACCGAACACATACATGCCTACGTGCTGTAGTTGCATCCATGGGCAGAACCATACCTTCATGCCAGCCTTACGAGTCCACTGACAGAACATATAGTCTTCTGACAGGTAACGCTTACTGTCTGGGCAGATAGGAGTATCGAAGAACGCCATGATCTCACGAGTACCATCAAAGTGTTCTGTACGAACGTGATCTGGCTTGTACATCTGCTGAGGATAGGCTTCAGCAAACTTCTCGAAGGTGTTACGACGAATCATCATGAAGCCAGTACCAGCTTCTAGAACTTCAACTGGTTCGCCGAGAGGGATTTCACCCTTATCACCAGCAGGATTAAAGACGTAGTCGCCTACATACTTTTCAAGCGCGTTAGGATCTTCGTCAGCGAAGCCCTTGTCAACAGCCAGCTTGATCTTTTCCCAGCTAATGCACTTCTTCGGATATGGACCGGCAATGATGTCATAGTCGTCATCTTCTGGATTCTGTGACTGAAGAGCCATCAGTGCGATCACGTCGTTGGCGTTGAAACCGATGTCAGAATCGATGAACATCATGTGAGTGTCACCCGAACGCATGAACTCGTCGGCACAGTAGTTGCGTGCTCGAGTAATCAGTGACTCGTTGAACAGGAAGTAGAATCTTACCTGAATGCCGTAGTGAGTGCAGAGAGCCGAAAGATCTGCAATTGATCGAGTAAACATGCCGGCGCACTGGCCACCATACATTGGAGCAGCCACAAAGAGCTTACGCTCACGAAGCTTCTCGATTGGAACATTAATTTCAATACCCATAATTAATCCTTCTTATATTCAAGGTCGTGTACATAGAGTTGCATGATTGCATAGTGGATAACCTTCATCAGGTCTTTTCGCCATTCGGCGGGATCACCCTTGCGTCCATAGCGCTGAGTGTATTTCATCATGTTGCCGATATTGAAGCCAGTGCCATGGCCATTATCGATGATGAATTCTGTTGATTGGAATTTGTTACGAGAATAGTGTTGGCTATACGTAGAATTAACGTAAGACTGAATCTCGTTCAGGAGATTTCCTTCATTATATTTATAATTAATCTTATGCTTAATGTGTGGAATTGGTGTAATTTTTCCTGCATCGGTGAATTCTGCTTCAACGCTCGAGAAAATTCTCTCGCATTCGTCTTGATAGATACTAGTTGTCATACTAAAAATGCCTCCAATGATGCTTTTTCTTCATAAGTACTTGTCTGTGAATGATTGTATTGTACAATATAATCTGTATCGAGCATTCTCCTCTCGCCCTTTAGATATGCTACAACCTCTGTGGCCATGTCGGTCGCAGTTTGAACTGGAACATTCTGGCAAATCATATTAGCATTACGTGGGCTAGCATCGACAAGCTCAAAGTCTTGTGGCATGCCCATGATTGTCATAGCTTCTCTATAGTTAATGTACCGATCATGTACAGGATGAGCGAGCATAACAGGATAGTGACCCACAAAGGCGCCGATATAATCGCGGGGTACAATAGTATTCCGACGCATGATAGAACCACCGCCAGCGAGCTTAGCGTGACGATATTCACACTTAGCAACTTCTTTTTCATACCCATTTGCTTTCATCCACTTTGCTACTTCAAGATAGTTTGTCTTGGTTTCAATATAAGCTAGAACGTCAGCATTACGAGCAGACTCTGCTGGAATCTGCTTAGCAAACTGAGCATGAGTAATTCCACCTTCGAGCTCTTCTAGAATGTAGCGATAATACGGATCATCCTGCGACGGAATCTTCTTATTGATTGGATCCGTCTGGAAGTTCGATGTGATGTTAGTTAGCAGCTGTTCAATAGGAGTATACGGACGATTATAGTAGTTCAACATTGGAACCTTATCATCCTTCCAGAAGAAATAGAACGAACGCTCACGAACCTGAGGAATACCATGGAGTAGAGAACGAGTACGATACACACTCATAGTATATCCATTCTCCTTGCCAATGCGCTTCAAGTTGTTACGAACATTGTCGCCAACCTTGCCGGCAAACCCTGGAGCATTTTCACCCCAAAGAACTCGTGGCTTCATATGCTCAAGTACATACTGAGTGCTCTCTGCCATCCATCGGTTGTTGGGATTATGATCTCCATATCCATGACTGAGCATCGATAGGCCGGCGCACGGACACACACTATGTACTACATCTACAGCATGAGGATGAACTCCGCCCTGATCAAGAAGAATGTATGGAATGTCCGTATCTAGATTCTTCTTGTAATAGTTCAGAATGTGCTTATCATTTCCTTGAAATGGAGAATACGACAAGAAATAATCTGGTGCTCTACCATGAGCGGCATGAGCACCAAGAGTTTCACCACCAATTAGTGGAACAATACTGGCATGACTAAATTCACCTTGCATCTAGAATCCTTTGTATTTCACTGCGCTGCACTGTTCTGTCAAGGGGATGGTTATCATACAGACATTCGTACATGCGATTACCGAGCTGAGCCAGTTCTTCTGTGCTCATATTTTCAATCTTTTCGATTGTGTTTCCGACAAAAGCATCACCATAGATAGCGCCTTCTTTGTCAGAGCAGAGTAGGATAGACTTACAATCAACTACCTGCTGAACTCGTGAACGCCACCAGCCAGATCCGGCATGATAGTATTCCGGCATCAAGCATCCCCAGTTCCTATTATATATGCGACACATTTCAGGTTCGATTACACGTTCACCCTTATATTCACCACGCTTAGCACCGAAAGAAAGAATTGGCCAACTAGGATTCTGTTGCTTCAACCACTTCTGAGTTTTGCCTTGAATAAGAGATGAGAAGATCCATTGACGCTGCTTATCATTCGGATCAACGATATCATCATCAAGAAACGCAGCGAGACCTGTAACCTCTTCACCATAGTTGTTGAATGGCGAACGGTTCAGATTGTATGGGTTCGGATTGTAAGTAAAGACTGGACCCTGCCAGTTCAGACCAAACAGTGTATGATCACCACCAGCAAATGCGCAGATCAGAAGACGATTCTGGCGAGCATTAATAATCTTACACGACTCAATGTAGTGGTTACGATTGTTCTTTAGAACTTCTACTGGTTCATCACCGGCATACAGATCAAGAAGATACGGGCGGAACGCAGCTTCGCCATCACCTTCTTCAAGGTTCTTTTGATAACCAGCAAAGCTAGTAAAGACTTGATCAACCTGCCAGTCGTCAAAAGCTAGAATACAGTCTGGCCGAGCAGCAACTGCCCAGAGACCAGAGAAAAGACGCTGGCAAAAAGATTGAATTGAGTGAAGGTAAACAATCACTTCGTCGTAGCTTGAAAGATCTTCACCCTGCTGAACAGGACGCTGATCAACCTGCCAACCCATGTCTTCTAGGCAACGAATCAGCGAATACTGAGAGTTCAGAATTCTGAGCTGCTTACGCTGAAAGTAATCACGTTCATTCTGTTCGGCATTAAAGCCGGTGATCAGAATCTTTTTCATTCAAATACTCCATAGCCAAAATGAGTTGTTCACGTTCATAAGCCTTATCATTCAACTTACGATTGAGTGGAGAAGGATGAGGCATTGTATGATGTGGTATATTTATGCGACGAAGAGCGGCAGATACGAATCCACCGAGCGCAATAATTTTAGTGTAGTCCTTTGCACATTCAGATAGTACCTTATAATCTATATCTTTATTATTGTACATACCCGAAGTGTGAATAACATTGACAAAAGAGAACGGTGTGCAACCAAGCTCCTTCATCCACGCAAAAAGCCGAGTGATGGCAGAGTTCTTTCGAATCTTGCCAACACCCGGATTGATGCCTACAACGAGAACTTTACTTGACGAGATTGAAGTGTCGTTCATATACGTGAAGTGATCCAACATGCCAGATGATCTTAGTCTTTTCAAGACCAAGAGCCGATGCAAGAAGCTTCACAACATGATTCTGCCAAGCAAAGTCATTGCGATAGCCAAACACAACATCATTCGATCGCATCTGAACAACTGCAATGAGTTCACCATCTCGAATCATATACTGTACAACATTAGTGCACATGAAGTCTGATCGACCATTCTCATTGTAGTCGTACCACATGGTCGGTCGAGTATAAATCATCACAGCACGTCGGCTATTCGGATTGGCCTGAAGTTCGTTCAGAACTTTCCAATACTGATTATGATTTTCTTCAGACCAGATCGCCCAGCCATAATTGGAATTGATTTTACCATCTTTACATGCAACCGAAGTCCAGATCTCCGGAGGATTTGCTTCCTGCTTACCGCCAGGAATATCCTTGACATACAGAGACTTTGACTTGTACCAGTCAAGTTCGCGCTGAATGTAGTCTTCATTCGGCTTGCCAAAGATTGCTGGCTCGTTCGCTTCGAAGGTAGCACCAATCATTTCAATAGTCTTTACACCAGTCTTGTCAGTGACAAAGCGCTGGTACTCGAGTTCCTGAATGAAGTAATCGCGGATATGCTCAACCTTCAACATCAGCACCTCCAGCCTTACCATCAATCTTGATAGGACGATTTACAAAGTCTCTCGAAGTATCTTGGCCTTCCATCTTTCCACGGCAGTAGGAGACAAAGAAGGATAGGTAATTGATTGCATCTTTTGCCGAGTCTTCGAGCGATTCAAAATTCGCCGTCTGGCCATGTTCCATCGCTTCCATAACAGAATAAACTCGAGTAATTTTTTGATGGACCATATCAATAATTGTAGCACAACCACGCGGATAATGATCAGCCTGGCGAATACGTGACTTTTCATTTTGGTAATCTTTCGACTTTCGTGCTTGAAGCTCAGCACATTCTTGTAGGACTTTAAGAGACTCACGCATATGTCAATTCCTTCTCAACTTTAATTGTTCCATTATTACATTTTGCAAAACGCTCATCATACAACTTCATTAAACCTCTTTTCCATATGGCATATGTTGGCAGCCAGAGATTAGGTCTGTATGATCGCATAATATTAGAAACTGTGTGATCGTTCATTAGATCTTCGTAGTGGTTGATTATTGCAACCGTTTTATCTTTATCTACAATCTTCAGTGGTTTAAAGCTTGTAACCCATGGCTTTTCTTTATCTTTATAGTACATAAAGATCTTAGCGATAGAGTCACTATCATATTTTTTTGGAAGATTTAGAACAAAATACTCCGGATCTTCAATAATGTCAACAACATTATGAGGATTCAATGGCGCATATTCAGCACCATTCCATTTGTATTTGTTATAGAGATAATAATCAAGTGTTCCTCTATTATATATGAACACATACAAATGCTCTGGATAATTTCTCCAGGGCTCTTTCAATTTGATTTGATTGCATTTGTCGACAACGTGATCAACGCCAGATTCGTCATCAGTAGTTTTAATTTCTACAGCTTCATCAGCTGGATTAATAACATCTCCGTACTTGTGAGGATCGCTAGTATATCCATGGTACTGCATCAGATATACTTCTGCAGACTGTCCTTGAACACAATAGTTAAAGATTTGATCTAAAGATCTACCACGAGCTCGTGATGGGTGTTCAAAAATGCCTTTAGCTTCTTCTAAAGCTCTATCACATAGCAGAACTTGATCTAGATCATGTCTGTTAAATTCCATAATCAATCTTCTCTCACTGTCCAATCTGAATATTTTTTTGACTTGCTTGTAACACACCGATAATACACGTTTGCGTCAGAACAATTGTGTACAGCAGCTGCTTCGGTAAGACTCTTATATTCTATACCATTAATAATGTAAACATATTTTCTTGCATTTTTCTTGACATATGGAACCAGTTCAATGCCCGCGGCAGCATACTGTTCCTGCCATGTAGGATAGTCTTTAATGTTTTTCTGAAATGGAATGAGATCAAGATTTTCACGTTTGGTAACGTAATGTACGCTACAAGACAAAACAATAAAGTCATAAAGTTCTTCGATGCTGGCACCAGCATCCATCATTTCAAAGATCTTTCGAGCGCTTCTTTTGCGTGAATAGAAGTGATCTTTGGTAATTTTAGCAACAGTTAGATGTTGCGCATTCTTTGATACAAGGCCGCTGTGAATTGGCTTACATTGATAATATCCATCGGTGATGAGCCCAATAGCCCGTTCTCGCTCATCAGGATCCGCACCATGTGCAGCATGAAGAGTAATGGACATTTTTGCAAGAATCAAATAATTATCAGACATAATAAATTTCCCTGCATTAGAATTACAGTTCTAACACGGTTTTCAAAAAATGTTAACTGATTTTCGAAAGCAATCCATGATTGCCGGCATGATCAGGAGCCATCCACCATTCTGGCTTGATTAGATCTGGTAGTCCAAGAGGATTTGGACGCGATTCTTTTACACCAACTTGCTTGTTCATATTGGCTTCATGAACTTCATTCCATGCAAGTCGTGGATTCACGTCAAATGCGTTGAGTGTGCCAATGGCAACCACACACAGATCGATCAGAGCATCAACGATCTCTTCTGGGTTGTCGATGTTATCTTTCAACTCGTTCAGTTCTTCTTCAAGAAACTTAACTCGAAACTCAAGAAACTTCTTCAGCTTCTCAGCATCAAACTCACGAACCTTTTCATTCACACCATATTTGGTATGCATGTCTGCAATATCTTGTACCCAATCTAAACTCATGACTTCAATGCCTCCAATACTTGTTCTGCTTCTGGTGTTAAGCTCTTAATGCGCAGACCAGAAGCAGTCACGGCCTTACCTCTATTTAGTTTCTTTGCAAGCTTCTTTGCTTGTTCTAGATGAATTCTATTTGCACGCTTGACGTGTAGGATTCCATCTAGGTGATCAAGTTCGTGCTGAAAAACTCGAGCCGACATACCATCAAAAACTCGAGTTTCTGTCTGGCCATCTGGATGAGTGAAGCGAACCTTAATCTTCTTTGGACGCTTGATCTTCACCCAAAGGTTAGGATAGCTCAAGCAACCTTCTTCAAGATACACCATTTCGCTAGAAATGTCAACAATCCTTGGATTGAAAACACCAATGATATTCTCAGCTCTCATTACAAAAGCTCGATAAGGTAAACCAACCTGAGGAGAAGCCAGACCAAGACCATCATTCTCTCTCATCGTTTCAGCCAAGTCATTGTATAACTCAACTGGATTGATTGGAGGATTTGTAAAGTCGAAGAGTTCTGTCTTCTGTCTTAGGATTGGGTGGTTACAATCTACTAGTTCACGAATCATGCTGCCATCCTACTAAAGTTTTTGTGCTTCTCAAATTTGATTACGCTATGGAACTTGTCATAGAGCTGATCGCCCTTATGACTGATTACGAATGTGTTGGTGTCCTGTGTTAGACCATCTAGGATCTTCATGAATTCTTCCGTACCGCCGACGTCAAGCGACGAGTCGAAGACTTCATCCATGATGAGAAGGTTGGTCGAAGCAGAATTGCGGAGCTTAGCAATAGCCCTCCAGGTAAACATAAGGCTAAGATCAATGCGCATTTTTTCTCCCTCGGAGAAAGAGGCATAGCTGAAATCGTCTCTGTAACGCGATTTAATAGTTTCATTGAAATTCTCGTCCAATTCAAACTGGACAAAGAAGTCCATGGCTGCAAGATACTTGTTGATCAGCTTGTTCATCACCGGAACATACTGCTTGATGATCTTAGTCTTGATACCAGTATCCTTGAGTAGGACACCAGCAACTTCAAGCACCTGGCGATGATGAGACAATTCTTCCTTACGAGCTTCTGCTCTCTTCAATTCTTTCTTAAACTCATCAATATCATCGTTACCGTTGTCGATGGCTCGATTGTTATTACGAATTGAATCAATTTCAGTAGTCAGAGTCTTGATGGAATTCTGCCAAGAACGAATGTCAGCATTGTACCCAGTAATCTGGTTGTTGAATGAAGTAATTTGAGAATTGATCTGAGCAATCTCATTCAGACGAGTTTCAATAGTCCGCATCTGTTGCTCAATTTCAGCCATGGCTTCTTCAATCTCAGAAGTCTTGGTATGTCGATTACTAATCCACTCTTCCTTGAAGTTATGATCAATACCCTGTTTACATGTTGGGCAGTTATCATGATCATGGAAGAAATTGATTTCTCTCTTAAACTTCTTGATCTTGTTTTCGAGCTCAGACTCCATAGCAACGAGCTTAGCACGGCGAGCACTTACCTTTTCGCTATCATCAATGGTAGCACTCATTTCTGCAAGATCTTTAGAGATCATTTGAATATGAGTTTCGGTATTTGTTACTCGATCCTGAAGTTCATCAATCATATCCTGTTTGGCTTTGATCAAATCTTCGTTGTTAGTACGAATCGAGATGATATGCTTCTCTGCCAGCTCAATCTTGTTTTCGATCAGATTGATCTTATGATCTGTATCATTGATATCAGCTCGATTCTGGCTAATCTTTTCTTTCAGTAGAGTGTTCATAGTGCTGAAGATCTGAATATCCAATAGGTCTTCAATCACTTCTCTACGTGCGTGTGCAGGAAGTTGCATAAAGGGCAGATAGTTTGCAGAACCTAGAACTACGATTTGACCGAAAGATTTGAAACTTAGTTTCAAGATTTGCTTCTCGAAGAAATCTTGGTAATCTTTTACAGATGAGCTTTGGTTAATTAGTACAGTATTTTGGTAAATCTCGAATAGGTGTGGTTTCATACCCCTTCGCACAAGAAAATCATTTTTTCCGATAGAGAACTCACATTCTACGAGAAGTCCCTTATTTGTAATAGAATTCATCAACTGTGGCTTGTTGATGTTACGAAATGGTTTACCATAAAGAGCAAACACCAGCGCATCCAGAATCGTGGACTTGCCGGCTCCATTTTCACCAACGATAAGTGTAGACTTACTTCGATCCAGCTGGATCTCAGTCATTTGATTGCCTGTTGACAGAAGGTTCTGCCAACGAAGCTTTTTGAATAAGATCATAAATTTACTCTACCTGTAAAGCTTCACTATACAATGTTCGAAGAAAATTGTCAAGGCGTTTTTTATCTACTGGAGTTTCCCACTGGTCTACTACCTTGGTCAAGATCGTCAGAGTATCTTCAGCTTCATTGACAATATCACTATCATCTTCTAACTGGAGATTCAAGTTATCTTCTACAACCTGAATATCAAGAGCACCGGCTTTTTCTAGACGATCAATATATGTATCAAACCAGAAAGGGTTGTTCTTGTTCTTTACAATTACCTTGACATAACTTCCCTTTGCCGACTCAAAGTCAAAGCCATTGATGGCATCAAAGCTATCCCAACGTGCATCGTCATAGAACCACTTCTGAAACATAGTAAGCGGATTCTGGATAAATGTCAACTCACGAGTGGTTGTGTCAAATATATGAAAACCGCGTGGATCGTTATAGTCAGACCAAGACATTTCATAGGGTGCGCCGAGATAATTGATATTGCCGCGCGTGGACTTATGATGATAATGGCCAGAGCAAACCATATCGAACTTATTAAAAATGCCAGGATTAAAGCCGTGATCATTCACTGCACCCTTATACATTTCGAACCCAGATAGTTCGAGATGCCCAAATAAAACCTGAGCATCTGTTTTATCGATAAACTCCATGCTCTCTTCATAGTTGCCAGAACAGATCCAAGGAAGTACAGCCAGCTTCAGGCCATCGATATCTACTTCGGTAGGATCTGAGTAATAGTGAATATCATAAGTCGAGTGCTCGAAAAGCTCGCGCATCGAGTTCACCTCGTTCGTATTCTTGAACGAAGTATCATGATTACCAATGATAACGTCTAGTCTGATTCCTGCAGTATCACAGTGTTCGACGAATCGGCGTAAATGTCTTGCGGTAACGAAGTTGATATACTTTCGACGATCAACGATATCACCCAAGTGAAAAATACGGCTAATACCATGATCAACAAGATACGGAAAGAAATGTTCATAATAAAACCTATTGAAATACTCAGCAAAGGCAACCGAGTCGCCTCGAGCTCCCCAGTGAGTGTCGGTGATTAGTGCAATTTTCATTTAAACCTTCTTGACCTTTTTGTCATATTCACGAAGAGACTTATCACAGAAATCACGAATGTTCTGTAAGTTCATCATATAGTTATGTCGAATTGCCATTGAGTTATTTTGGTCCAACATATTTTCTCTGTACTGCTCAAGCAGTGGTGGAATATTTAGATTACTCATCTTCATCCTCGATAAATTTTTCTACGCCTTTCTTAGGCTTCTTGACTACTGGATTCTTAGCTTCGAACTTCTCGACAAGATCATTCAGTTTCTCATTCACGTTGATATAAGCTGCGTCAAAATGAGATCGATCTTCTGGTGCCATATCAACAAGAGTGTTCATGATAATCGAGTTTTCGAAGCTCTTGTGCTTAATGTAAAGTTGCTTCTTTTCTTTTTCGATTCTACGCAAAAACGCGTTGTAAACGATCTGAGTAAAATAAGCAAATGGGTTATTGGTCTTTTCAGGATTGAAGTTATGAAGATATCGCAGACAATTCTCGATAGCATCACCAATCATTTCTTCTTTGTAAGAATATCCAACAAAGTTTGGTCGAGTTGCTAATCGTTGAGCAATCAACATAATACATTTACCGACATAGGTTGGAACCATCGGACGTTCTTCACCTAATCTCTTCGATTCTTGATACGCCGTATGGTACTTTACCATTTCAGTATAAAACAGCTTGTTGTCGATATAGTGATTCGACTTCTTTTTCTTTGGGATACTTTCCATTATAACCTCAATTCAATTGTGTCTTGTCGGGTTTGATCATACTCATCAACTTTTCGTATCTCTTTTCAGCCCGATCCATTTCATTTAGTGCTTCACGAATAGTGTCATCTGCAGTTTTCTTGCTATACAAAGAAACAAGTCTTTTATAATAAGTGCTCATTACTTCTGAAACAGGAAAGTCAAATACGACTTTATCCTTATTGACTACTATATAATCAGAAGAAGAAAATGTCAACACGTTTGTGAGCTTAGACCCAGAAATACCGTCTTCATTTACTTCATCAACAATATAGAATGGATTAAAGATCTGAATTTCTTTAATATGATCTTCTACATCACCAAGAATCAGCTCACCATTAATAAGACTTACTGCACGAATCATGTTAACCTCACGTTGTAAATTTCGTATTCAAATTCTTCTGCGTCATAGATCTTAGTTCGTTCTAAGAAATGCTTGAGTGTAAAGTTTTGATGAGACTTATAAGATAGATCATCAACTATATCATATAAGATAGCGCCGTGTTCTTGTTTCTCTTTGTGTAGTCGAAGCATACGACCAATCGACTGTAGAACTTTAATCTTAGATTTAGATGGCGAAGCTGCAATCATATGATGAAGTCGGTTGATCGAAACACCGGTGGATGTAGTACCCAATGATGCCAAGAGAATTGCGTTCTCTTCTTCCTCTATCGCTTTTCGAATACTTTCACGAGTATCACCGCTAACAGAACCATCAATGTAAAACACATTATGATCAGTGCTTCCTGCGATGAGATCATAGAGTGTTTTTCCATGATCCACAATTCTAAAGAATACAAGCTTGTTCCCCTTTACGGACAGCGCGAGATTTTTGATGAACTTGTTACGGCTGGCATTAGATATGAGAAAATCAATTTCCTCTGCATATGTTTTTCCTCGTACACTCTTTGCCACCTCATCGGAGTATTTGAGTACAATACATTTGATTTTGAGCTTGGCGACGTATCCTCGGTCCATAAGCTCTTTTGTAGAGACTGCTCGATACTTCGGTCCAAATAATCCCTCAATTGTTGCTTCATTGAGAGGGTTTCCATCAAGTGTTCCAGTTGTTCCAAATCGATATTTGCAGTTCTGTAGACTACTAAGGATTTGAATGAGACTGGTTGCTTTACACCCGTGAGCTTCATCTCCAAAGACGGCGCCAAACTGTTGGTACCATGTCTTCGGCATTTTTGTTTTGCCGTTGTTAAGAGATTGCCAGGTTGTAATAACGAGGTCTGCGTCGATGTTATCAGACTTAAGAAGTCCACCGATTGAGGTGTGGATATTTCCGGTATAGCCATAGTCTCTAAAATCACTTTCCATCTGAGTAACAAGACCGATGGTAGGAACAATGATAAGTCCCTTATGACCAAACTGTTGATACCATCTCATGATTACATAGATCATGAAAGACTTACCAGAAGATGTAGGACTGACAAGAGTTCTTCTGTTTGATCTTAGACACTTCAGGATCGAATCAAACTGGTAATCTCTTGACTGATACTTTTCTGGAATGTCAAGTGATTTCACAAATTCTTGAAGCTCGTGTTCTGAAATATTTTCGTAAAGTAACTCGTCATCAAACGAAAAGCTGTATCCTCGTGAATCGCAAAACTTCTTGATTCGCTGAGCGAGTCCAGCATAACATGTACCGGCCAGATTGTTGATAAGTCGAATCTTACCATCCCACATTCTTGCGCGATACTTGGGATTGAACTTATAACCTTCTGCATAGAAGGTAAACTGGTCCGACAACTCCATAATTGTCGAAGGCTCGGCGACTACCTTTACATGAACTCTATCTATGAATTTTAAATGTACATCACTCATTAAATACCAACTTTGAACTTCTCCCAGTCGATAGCAGCTTTAATATTGAAACCACGGTTCGTGAGAGATTTAATAATGGACTCAAGAAGCTCAAGCTTCTCCTGCTGAATGCCAATCTTCAGTGTAAGGTTAATCACTTCTGAATCGGCCTCAATATAGTTATTCACATCCGAACGAAGGATCTTACCTTGAGGTGGCAGTTGCCAACCCTTAGCATGAGTCTCTTCTGTCGGGCCCATAGTTAAAAATTCGTGCTTGGCCAGCTTTAGTTGCTTGAGCTCGGCTTCGTACTTACGAAGAACCAGCCGTTCATTCGTAAAGATCTTAAAATACTTGTGATGGAGCTTGGGAATGCGCAGTACTTCGTCGCCCAATTCAGAGCGATCAATAGCTGCGTCTTGTTCCCATTCAGTATAGATGTCTTCTAGTTTCATAATATAGATCTACCACAGATTATAAAAAATGTCAATTGATAAGTTGAATATTGTACTTTAAATATTCAAAGTCTACTGTGCACTGTATGTAGTTGACATCTGTATCAGTTGTGTTAAATTGAAGATCGCCAATAGAAATTGGAAATGCATCATGAAAAGTTACCTTAATGTTTGCTCTCATAGAGCTATTCATAATAATCAGAGTAATGTCTGAGTATACTGTCTGAGGATTGCCTGGTTCAACTGCTTTTAAAGCTTTATACTGATCAAAACTTTCTGGTGCACCAAGTCCTACCATCCAGTTATGAATCTCTAGATAATCATTAAGATCTTCGCTTACACGGAATGTTACTGATAGAGGGTTGAATGTGATATGGCTGGCAATAGGAATGCTAACAAACGGAGTTGGAGATTCAGCCTGACTTAGCTGCAACCCAGGAATACGCACATCTTGAATATTGAAGTTTAGATTCGGAGCACGACTCAAACTAAATCTAAAACCTAGAGGAGATAGAAAATTTTTGTTTGCTGGAACGTTAAGAGCAGACATATTATTCCTTAAAGGCTTAGTTTCATTATACCATAGCTATTTATAATGTCAACAGATAAAAAGAGAGGGGACCGAAGCCCCCTCTCAGTATCGGTTGGTTTGTCCCAACTCTTATGATTACATAAGGTTCGAGATAAGAACGCGACGGTAGTACTTGTTCGAATCCTGCTCAAGAGTTGCAGTTGCGTCAGCAGTTGCAGT